TTGTTGTGAAAAATTCACACCATTTGCTCCAGCAAAGTTTAAGTAGTTACTAGCCAACGTTTGTTGACTTTGACTTGGTATAATACTACCAAATTGAGGACTTAAAGCCATAATTTTTTAATTTTTTAGTTAAATTTTTTTGTTTTTATTTTTAATTTTGTTGAGTCTAATCCACTAATTGCTTTTACTTTTAATCCATTAATAAAGACGTTTCCATCGGCAACCTGCCTAGGTCCATCTTGCGAAGGGTTTTTAGAACTGCTTATGATATTTTTAATACCATCAGCTTTTCCTTGCTCGTAAAAATGATGAGCGATTTTATCAGCATTCATAGCAGCGTACATTGCTTTATGATAACCCGCAGGATCAACTATACTTCCACTTTCATCAGTATATTTACTAACAAAGTTTTGTACATCAACCTGTGATTCACCTACTTTACCTGGATCTTTAATACCGTACCTAAATTTTTTATCCCCAACGTTGAAATCAAAACCTTTGAATTCGTTGCTAAATAATTTTTTAGTGCGATCTCTAAAATCACCATGTAATTTTGTAGCATTTTCTTGCTGCTGCTTGTATTGGTCGTAAAAGCTTAGCGCTTCTTGTTGTTCTTGAGTAACGCCCGGTCTCAACTTGATCTCGTCGTAGTATTTACTCTTTGAACTTTCAAGAAACTTTTTAGCATTTGCAACTTCTTCCTTAAACGCAAGTTTCTTCTTACGTATTTCTCTTGGCTCATCAACATCTTCATCAAAATCAAAATTGTCTTCCATGAGAAAGCTAATTTCTTCTTGATCTAAATGTGGTTTTGCCTTTGTGTAATATTCTCTTAAAACATCTTTAGAACTGTAATTACTGTAGTCTTTATTTAAAGCAACGTAATCTTGAACAGTACCACCAGTTTCTTCCATGAATGAAACTAATTTTTCTATGTTTTCTGGCAAAGGTTTTCCTAAAACTTTTTCATCTCTTTTAGCCTCTTTAACCTCTTTAGTTATTTCCTCTACTTCTTGTTCTTCTTCAGTTATTTCTTGAATCGGGATAACTTCTTCAATAGCTTCGCTGGACTCTGGTACTTGTTTGTCCACTTCAGAGCTATCTCCGGTTTGTTCGCCCACATCCAACGTCTCTGTTTCTCCGATTTGAATGGCATTGTCTTCAGTTTTTAACGCTTCGGATGGTATATCTACCTTTATTACATCTGGTATAACTTCTCCTTGAGCTTCTGGTTTAGTAAGATCTACTTTTATTAAGTTGTCTTTACCTTGATTTCCTAAATTTTTAGGTTTCTTTTTTTTGATTTTAAACTCACCTTCTTGCTTGACAGGTTCATTTACTTTTGTTTCTTCTGACATGATAAAATATTATATAATTATTAAATAGTTAACTAGGCGGCATCATATTTTGTAAACCAAACGTGCCTAGTTGTGATGAGTCTCCACCCTCAAAATCGACTGGAGCTGAATCATTTTGTCGTTGATTTATTAATTGACTTTGTTGAGTTCCTTGTAATTTAACTCGTTTGTCTTTTCTATCTTCTATTTCTTTTTCTTTACTACTTTCAACACCTAGCTTTATTTGCGCTAGTTGTTTTTGATATTCAAACTCTTGAGCCATCAACTGTTGTTTAACAGTTAATTCTGTTTGCATACGTTGTATTTCAAACTGAGACTTAGCTTGTTCAACTTGAACTTTTGACTCTGTCATAGCTTGATTCTTTTGAACCTCAGCCATAGCAGCAGCTTCAGAAGCTTTAGCATTTGCCTGTGCTTGCGCATCAATCATTTGCTTTTGTTGAGCTTGATCTCTTTTTATTTTCTTTTTTCTTTTTTGTTTTAATAACTGATTAGCTAGTTTAAGATTTTTTATTTGTCTTATATCTATAGCGTCTTCAAGATCAATACCGTTATTCTTTAAAGCTATTTGTATGTTTTGCTCTAACTGAGCTCTTTCTTCTTCATCAGGTTCTAACTCTAAGTATATACCAAAGTCATGTAAATTTAAATTAGATATTTCACCTAATGTTTGAGCATTATAAAGAGATATACTTTCTATTAAAGCATTTTTAGTTAATGGAAAAGCTAATACATCAGCAATTTTTAAAGATATGTTTTCACATATTCTAAGAGCTAAATATAAGCTAGCTTGATTAATATGTTTTGTAGCTATATTAGATTGATTAGCCGCCATCTTAGCTATACCTACTAAAGAGTCTTTGTCTTGCATACTACCATCGCGAGCTTCATTAAGCCCTGTTACATCACGTATCATTTGTAAATAGTAGTTGTAAGTTTGTATTAAACTTTGTAGCTTGGCGCCACTAGCTGATGATGTTAATTCTTGAATAGGTACTTTACCTCTATTAAGTTCACCATCTTGAGTAAGTGATCTACCAACTATAGAACCAGTTTGAAAATACATGTTAAGTGCTTCTGCTGGATTATAATTTGTACCATTACCTAGATCAACTTCAGCTAAACCATCCATATCTAAAAATACACCATCAGGTACCATCCTAGATAATACTTGCTGCATTTTCAAATGAGTTATTTGAATCATATCAGCAAAACCAGTTATTTTACTAACTAATGATTCTATTCTACCTTTGTACATTCTTGGAGCACAAAGAGCATAGTTCATTTCAACTTTAGTACTATCAGAAGCTGGTCTAGTCATATTTTGAGCTAACTCCCACTTCAACATAGTATTTGTACCTAATACTTTTGCGCCACTATACAATACCTCTATACTTCTAGAAACTCTATCGTAAGTGTCTGCAGGTGGTGGATTAAATTCATCTGTTTTTTGTATTACTTTCTCTAAACCATTATCAGTTTGTTTTAACTTAAATACTTGGTTCATATATGTCTTGTATTCAAAATATAATATTTGAACAGTATTAGCATCGTAATTACCCCAACCAGTTATATACTGCCTATTGCCAGGCATTTTTTGTATTCTCTCTAATTCTTCTTCACTAATTTGCGGAAATTGTTTTTTAAGTTCCGGTATAGTTATAGATTTAACTTCACCAACATAATATATGTCTTCAAAATTAGGATCTTCTGTATATGAATATATAACGTGAGCAGGATCCACGTAGTCTATAGTAACTCCATTAGATTTATTAAAATTAGTTTTAGCGCAAGCTATACCACAAACAACTAAGTCTTCATTTAATCTACGTTTAGTTAATTCCCATCTGTTTTTAGCTAATGTAGTTGATATAGCCTCTTCCTCTGCTATTTCAATAGACTGCTTATAACTTAACTGCATATGTAACTCAAGCTCTTCTTTTGTTTGAGGTAACATAGGAGGAGGTATATTAGATTGTGAAGCATCAATACCTAGTGTTTTTTGTGCTAATTCTATTTGTTCTCTAGCAAACATATCTTCTGCTATAGCTGTAGCGTAATCAGTTCTTTTCTTTACAGATTCTGGATCTTGAGAGTAGGCCTTAATATCAAACTCTTTTTGTGATATACCGTTTACAACTATATTAACAAACTTAGATATAACAGGTACAGGTTTCCAGTCTAAATTTAAATAAGACAAATCACCATTAATAGATAATTCATCTTTGTATTTCTGAACAGACTGCTCTCCTCTTGCGTATAATCTTAAGTTGTGAAAATTATTCCAACTAGTCAAGTATCTATTACCGTTAGTTCTACCTTGATCGAACCATTCAGTTTCAATAGCGGATGCTACTTGAGATCCATACTCCCATGAAGCTTTTTCTGCGTCCGGTACTACCTGACTTGGAAAAGCGCTATTTGAATTAGTATATATTTTCATTTATTCAATTATTTTTGACAATGTACCTTTGTTGTTATATTTTTTAAAACCTAAATCATAGACTTTCTTTTGAATTATAGGGTTTGGCCTATACTTGTTTTTATTACAAGCCATTATAGCTAAACCAGAACTAATTGATGCATCGTGTGATGTTCTATTATTTATATTAAACTTAGCCCAATCTTCTAAAGTTCTTTGAAAATATACGTCGCCATAATTTCCATCTTCTTTTAAACCAACATATTCTTCTATATAAGATTCTATAGCTGCAGCGTGTGCTTGTTTTATATCTTCACTAGAGTTAGGTATTCCACCTATTTCTCTTTCTGTTGTAGATAATTTATTATATTTTTTATCAGGTCTATTTATAGAATAACCTCTATAGCCTCTACGTTTAAAATAATATAGTAATCTTGGTTTATTATTTTCTGCTAATATTGGCATACCATAAAACACGCAAGCCATTAAAACATCTTCAAAAAATATTTCAGCTGTTTGTGGGCGAGCGATATATTCTAAGAAAAAGTGATTTGGTGGCACATTATCCATGCTAAACTTAGTTAAACCTGTTAAAGCACCGTTAGAACCTCTTCTATCTACAGTTCCTGATATGTCATAACTATCACATCCAAAAGCGCCAGTATGTTCGTTACCAGGCCATTTTAATCCGTTTTTAATAGTTACATTATTTTGCATTTCTACAGGTGGTATCCAAGATACAAAAAACCTACCTTGTTTACTTGGCATAAAAATAACTTTTGTATCTTTAACACCATTAACCCATTGAAATCCACCTTGAGTTATAATACCGCTGTTTTTTAAATCAGCATTCCAGTCTATTTGCTGGTATATCTTAGTTAGGTTAAACAAAGAAGATTTAGCTTCATCTCTAAAAGCGTGTTCTTCAGTTCTTGGAAACTGACGATAAAATTCATTTAAACCGTCTTGATCTTCTTTTAAACCATTTACTTCATTTTGCCAATACTCTATTACACCTATTTTTATTTTTGTGCCATGAGGGTCTTCAGCTGGCTTTTTTGGCGTGTTGAATACAGGTACGCCATAAGCATCAATGTATCCTTCGTAGTTCCATTCCATAGGTATGAACAAACTATATAGTCCCGAGCTAGTCTGTCCATTGGCGTTTCTTTTTGTAACATCTGAACTATTATATAATTTTTTAAAATTATCTCCTCCTTTATCTAAAGCGTTTGATGTACTTCCCATCATACACTTACCAATAACTTTACTACCTAGTCTAAGTGTTGTTTTTGTAACACGCCAATTATTAAGAATATTATTTGGTCTCTCCCATTTACCGCTTTCATCGTGTACTAGTAACTTAAGTTTTTCACCATCATAACTATTGTCTCCTGTGTTTTTCCAATCAATCGTGGTGTCAAGACCGGTAATTTCTTTAAGTGTTTCATTGGAGTCAAGCTTTCTACGAGTGAATTTAGAGGCAGGTACTCTGTACGCAAGTTCTGTTTTTGGCCTATCCATACCATCTTGGATTGGTTTGAAGAAGAACGGGTAATTAACGGATATGGGTACAACCTTGTCGGTGAACATTTTTTTTGCATCGGGGCCAGATTTGGACAAAATCCCAAACCGTGAATCCGTTGATATTGTCGCCATGTTGACACATTCTCCAGAGGCCATGAATGAAAATCCAGAACGTCTGTTCTTGAGGTAGCACATACCATAAGACCTGGCATCAGCTTTACATGCTTCCCAGAAGATGTAGAATAATCTATTTGCTTCTCTAAAATCTGGTTTCCCAACATCAATCTTGGACCACTGCAGGTACATGTAATGAGTACCAGTAATATAGGTAGAAACATTTTTGTTATAAAACCAAAAACCTTCTTCTCTATAACCAAACTCTTTATCAATGTACTCATACCACTCTTCTTTAAAATCAACTGGATATTCTTCCCAATCAAATATTGTCTTTATTTTACTTAAAGCTTTTGGAAGTTGAATTCTTTCAAATGTTCTTGAATCAAACTTAGTAACTTCTTTTTTCTTAGGTAAAGCTATTTTAAGATTTTGTATCTCGTATATTTCACCTATTTCTCCTGTTTTACTTATAACTACTACATCGTATTCTTCGTTATAACCGTAATCCCATTTCTTATATTTATTCTTGTGATTTAACGTCTTAGAATCTATATAGTTTTTTAAAACTTTATACAGTGATTGATCGTACATTATTTTGACCTACCTTCAGCAAAACCCTTAAAAGCTTTTTCTTCTTTAACTTCTTTTGGTTTTTCGTTTAATAAATCTTCTTCTTCTTGTATTCTGTTTAATATTTCAAAAGCATCGAATATAGCTAGTTTTTTTGTAGCTGCTGCGTTTTTAAGTCTGTCAGCTGATATATCATCATCTGAATCTACTATAGGTTCTTTTGCAACCTTAATTAATTCCTCAACTGCAACTTGCCCAGCTTGGATTATATTCAACTTCGTTTCCTTCGTTTTCATACTTTATAACAATATCATTTGATTTCATACAATATAAGCGCTCATCATCTACAATAAAATCATACTCACCGTAAGGTGTATAACCTAAAGTGTCGCCCTCGTTTATTCCTAGCGCTTCTAATGAACTATTACCTATTTTTAATATACCAATAAGCTTTTGCTCTTTAGCAACTTCTAGCCCGTCTTTTATCTTTAACGGTTTTATGAAACATCTATTGTTTATAGAGTTCCATTTGTTATTTTTTTTATAAAGATACACTTGATCTAAAGCACAAAAATACATACCATCTATAAAACAAGATCTACTTTTCTTTTTAACACCTTTTATATCGTAAAACGTACGAAAAACATTATGATGAATTACTATTAAATCACCTTTTTTTATAGGAGTTTTATAAGCGGTTGGAACTTCAATAACCTTAGCTATATTGTTCACAAACTTAAAACTTTCTATCTTAGTGTTAAGTATTATTTTTTTATCTCCAACAGCAACCTCATTATCATATTCGTTTCCAAAAGGTTTAACTATGAAGTCATATAGACTTTTCATTAATACTCTAAATCGTATTCAACTGATATTGCCATGTTAGAATTAAATTTTTTCCATGGCAATACGTCGTTGTTTTTTTTAATATGTATATTATAAGATTTATCAGAATCATCTAGCAATATATGTGATATTTCATGTCCACCATATACTTGTTGCCCTACTGAATAATGCATAGCATCATTTTTGTAGTCAGATCCAATACTGATCTTTCTAATATTATTTGTCATCTTCTTTTTCGATTTCAGTATAACTACCGTCTTCTAAATTCACGTTGACTTGACCATATTCATCTTCTAGCTCTTTTTTAACAGTATCTAGAGATTTATTGTTATCTGCTAATTGAACTAAAACACCTTGTTTTTGTGCTTCTAAAACACCAATTGTTCTCAGCATTTCATTTTGCTGTTTAGTGATCTCTACAATTTTCTTTAACTCTTCGTCTTTGATTTTCTTTACTTTACTCATAATTTAATTTAATTTAATTGTTATTACTTATTATTATTATTACTTATACTTTTGAATTTTTCCACTCCACGTGAACCAAAATAAGCTATATAAACAGTTGTAAGCAACTGCTTTAATAATCCAATCCACTCTTGCTCTACTGTAAAAGATATTTCGTGATGACTATCAACCCATATAAAGGCTATAGCCATAAAAGATAAAAATATTAAAGCCATAGGTCTAGTGTTTTTAGAAAGCCATGAATCTGACTTCATATCGCTTTCCCAACGCTTTGTTATTTGACCCTCTGCTTCAGCATTAGCTTTATCCATTATTTCTTGGATTTGCTTTTTAATAAGCAGTTTTTCTTCTTCTGTAGTAGTAAGCTTATCGATGACGTCACCAACTTCTTTGATAACGCCACCTGTTAGCCATTGAATTATTTTTTTCAATTTTTGTTAATTTTTGTTAAGCCCCGTTCCGACACTACTCATACGTGAAGAGTCAAAATTTACTTTTCCATCTTTAATAATAGGTCTGTCGTTGCTTTGTGGCATTGTTGGGTCTCCAACAAGTTTGTCTAATTTTTTAAGCCCTCTTGTTACCATGTTACCGTCATTGTTTTCATCACCTAGTACAGAGTCACCGCCGAAAATACCAGAAGTATTCTTTTTAGGTTTACCTTTATCAGCAGCTCCATGCTTCATGTATTTAGAAGCACCAAAGCTCATTATATCTGCTACTTTAGCAGCACCTTTTGAATATCCACTAACTCTAGCAGCTCCAAAAGATTGATTGTACCCCATTCTTGATGCTCCAATACCATCTTGAGCATAATCAGGTATTCCATCTCCATTAGCATCTGGTTTTGGTTTAGCAGCACCTTTAACGTATTTAGCTCCACCTTTTTTATGGTCCATACCTTTAGCTGCACCTTCTGTTTTTTGATTTTTCTTAAGCTCCATTGCGGCAGCTTTAGGATCTTTAGCCAAGATAGCTCCGCCTTCTTGGTTTGTTTTCATTTTTTTTGCCATTATATACTTTTTTTATTTATTTTTTTTTCTGCGGCGTATGCGGGTTTTTCCCACGGGCCTTTACCTTTTTGCATTACTGAATAATCAAACGTTTTTCCCTTAAAATTTACATAACCTTTACCTGCACCATCTACCTCGTAATCTAGTTCACCACTTTTGTATTGATCTATGTGAACTTTTTCGTGAGCAATAGTTTTAGCTTTTTCAATAGGATCTTTTAAATCTTTATTTAAAACTATAACACCATTTTTAGGGGTTCTAGCATAAACAGGATCTTCACCCATATCTCTTTCAAATATAGAGGTGCTGATATCTGTTAAATCGAACGGTGGTGTCATTTTAAATGCCATATTAGTTGTTATAAGGAAATTTTTCATTAAACCACGACTGCCTTTGTTCACAACCACAAGGAAAATTAAGACCATCAGACATTTTATCTACAATGGTCTTAATACCTGTTTTTTTAGTGAACTTAGCAATACTGTCGCCTAATCCTCTAGATTGCATTTACTATATAGTGTTGCTTGAAGAAAATGCAGCTTGTACAAAGTACATTTGGCTATCAACTCCTCTTACACCACCACCATCTAAAGCTAATTGAACTTGTGAAGAAACTCCACCTGGATTAGCAGTTAACGCTTTGTTTACAGCTTGTGAAGGCATGTTTTGATATACAGAAGGAACCGTTGGAGCAACGATAGCGGGCAAGTTGCCAGCGCCAGTAACTGGACTTGAATTTGTGTTTAATCCTGTGGATAATGTAAGTATTCTACCACCTACTGTTCCAGCAGCTTGAGCTCCTGCAGCTAATGAAGATGGTAATCCTACATACTCGCTTAATGTGATAACTACTGATCCAGCAGCTGCGCCGTCTGAAATGCTTTCAATTTTTGAAACATCTAATAATACGTCTCTTTGTCCTTGTCCACTTGTTAGTGTTTCAGCGTTGTCAATTCTAAATTTAATGAATTTTGCCATAATTTTTGTTTTTTGTTGTTTGTTGTTTGTTGTTTGTTATTTGTTTTATGTGATTTATCAGTTTACTCTGTTTGTTTTAATGATGTTTTTCGTCGTACTTTAAATCGCCTGCTAGTTTTGATATATGTTTTTCATCTGCAGTCATATCTATATCACTGTGACCATGTTTATTATCATAGTCTACATCTTCTTTTAAATATTTCATATGAGCTTCATCGTCTCTTCTAGTAGCATCTAAGTTACTTTTAGTAACTTTAGAATGTCTAGGATGATTACCTGAGTAATGCCCTGTGTATCCTTTTTTTGTTTCCATATTTATTTTTTAGAGCAACCAAAGTTTTTTGCATAGTTAGCCATGTCTCTTACTTCACTACTATATTTACCTTTTTTAGCTGCCATTATTTTACTTGCCGCCGCACACGTTGATGAACCTGGCATATTTTTTTTAACCCACGATGTGAATTTTCCTTGATTTTTCTTTTTTATAACTGGAAAAGCCATTATTTACCTACTATAAAATCAGCAACAGTTATATTAGTACCCGAAATAGCTGTAACGTAATCTACTGCTACTGGAAGTATTGATCCAGACTGTAAACCTTTAAAAGTTATTGCTTGCCCAGGGGTTGGTTTTCCACCACCTGGATTAGCCGCTACTACACCTGGTAGTATCACGCTTATTGTTGCATCCACTGGCATTACACCACAATATATTACAGATGAATTTAGGTTAGTACCTAACGTACCGCTTTGGTTTTCAAATTCCCAAGCTGGTCTAACGTCAATACTAGCTATCATAGCTGCCGTTAAAGGCATAGCTTGACCTATTATTGAGTCTTGTGTTTTAAATTGTCCCATTTTTTATTTTTTAGTATTCTTTACCTTGAGCACATAAAACAGCATTAAGACCTTTATAAGGTACATCTGCTTTAAGTATAGACATTCCAGTTATTCCTGAACTGTTACCTTTTCCATGTGGTCTTCCAGCTTGATCTAATGGCCCATCCCATATATGAGATTCACCAACTATACCAACGTGTTTTCCTGGCTTTAATTTTTCCATTGAAGGATCGTATTTTCGATTGTGCATGATTGTTTTTTTAAATTATGTTTGGATTATACATTGAATCCTCTTGTCTTATTTCTGGTTTAAAAACTTGAGTTATTTCTTCTTCTGGTCTTGAAAAACCTTTTGGATTAATAGGGCTTGAAGGCATTTGTGATTGGCCCATCATGTTACTTGTTGCTTGTGCTCTAACTTCATCAGCTGATTGAGCATCCACACCCATAGGATCTGAAAAATAAGATAAGTCGCTTACGTTAGTTCCAGTACCAACTACGTTGCCACCATTACTAGGTGCATTGCTAGCTGGTGGTAAATTTGCAGAACTCAAACCTCCTTGGGCTTGGGCTATTATTTGTGCTAAATTTCCTATCATATCATATCTTTGTTTACGTCTATTATTGACTTAGTTAAAACCTTATCCATATAAGATTTACCTTCAATTATTTTATTTCTTCTAATACTAGTAGGTATTTTTTCTTTACCTAGCATTATCTTATATATTCTATTTATTAATTGCTTACCTTTAAATGAAACTTTATATATATTGTAAGTTTGTGTTGTCCTGTTTCTTTTTCTCCAAACTACAACCCAGTCTTCTTTTATTAATCTAGCCCATCTCCTGTTGTCCCAACTATAAGAGTATACACCTGCTTCAAAGTCTTTTTTTGTAAACAGGTCTATACAATCTAAGTATATTAATAACTCTAAATCAGCTTCACGTAGGTTATTGTTTTTACAAGCCCATTTACGTATTATACGATAATGTTTTAACAGAGCGAGATCTTTTAAGTCTCCTGCGTCTAGCTTTTTCATAAAACAACAACCACATCTTGTGTTTTTATTACGTGATATGATTTATTTTTAATTTCTATTTTGTGTCCAGCATGTCTATCATAGTATATTAGATCATCTTTTTTTAAACCTAATACTTCATCTCCAACTTCTATTACGCTTGCTCTAACGTATCTTATATCATCTCTATGTAACTCTGCTAATAATAAACCACCTTTTGTTTCAGTAGTTCCTTCCTCTATTTTTTGTATTATTAAGTTTCTACCTATTGCTTTCATCTATCCTCATGTTATTAATTACACAATCAGTTGAAAGTATCGTAGTAGCTACAGAAGCTGCGTTTATTAAAGCGCTTTTTGTTACCAGTAGTGGATCTATAATACCTGACTTAACCATATTTACCATATTTCCTGTAACTACATCTAATCCTTTACCTTCTCCAGACTGTATGTCTTTTGATTGTTTAGACGTTAAAACTATACCGGCATTACTTAACAAAGTGTTAAACGGTGCTTTAATAGACTCAAATAATATTTCTTCACCTTTGTCTTTAGGTTTTAAAACATTAGAAGCATTCAATAAAGCAATTCCACCGCCTGGTACAATACCTTCTTTAATAGCAGCTTTAGTAGCACAAATCGCATCTTCTACTCTATCGCTTTTTTCTTTTAACTCTATATCAGAATTAGCACCAATTTTAACTATAGCAACTTTAGCACTTAATCTAGCTAATCTTTTTTCTAGACCAATTTGAATATGAGCTTTATTTTTTTTCTTTAAATCTTTTTTGATTTTTTTAATTATATCTTCAACTTCTTCAGATGCTTCTTCTATTTGTATTATAGTACCATCTTGTGTTGATGTTGATTTAACACAATTACCTAGGTAATTTACTTGTATTGTATTTAAATCGTCACCTAGATCTTCATTTATAATTGTTGCTCCAGTCAATAAAGATAAATCACCAAATATTTCTTTTCTTCTCAATCCAAAAGCAGGCGGCTCTATAACGTTTATTTTTATATTACCTTTTTTCTTGTTCATTACAAGCGCTGATAAAACACCAGCTTCTACTTCTCCAATAATTAATAAAGCTTTATTACCTTTTATAACATGCTCTAATACTGGTTGTATTTGTCTTATTGAATCTATTTTAGAATCCATAAGTAAAACTAAAGCATTGTCTAGTTCTGCTATACTTTTTTCTTTATCAGTTATAAATTCACCGTGTGAAAAACCTTTTTCGTATTCAACACCTTCTACAATCTCAACCTCTGTTGTACCACCTTCGGATGGTTCCATTGTTACTACACCTGTTTCACCTACTGACCTAAAAGCATTGGCTATTAAAACACCTAACTCTTTATCATTGTTAGTAGATATAGTTGCAATATCATCTATCATCTTACCCTTAACAGGTATTGATATAGATTTTAAATATTCTATAACTTTTTTAACTCCTGACGAAATACCATTTCTAGTATCTCTATCACTGTTATCATTGTAAGCTGCTTGCATTATTGAATGAGCTAAAACCGTAGCAGTTGTTGTACCGTCTCCAGCTTCTCTAACTGTTTTTCTAGCTGCTTCTTTTAATAATGTTGCACCCATGTTTTCAACTGGATCCCTTAATATAACAGAATTAGCAACGGTTACACCGTCTTTTGTTATAATAGGATTACCAGAGTTGTCTTCCATGATAACACATTTGCCGCTAGCCCCTAATGTAGAGCTAACAGCTTTTGTGAGTTTTTCTATTCCTTTAAACACCTTATGTTTAGCTTCGTTTCCAAAGCTAAGGTTTTTGACAATTCCGTCCATATTTGATTTAATTAAATTTGATTGTATTTGGTTTACTTAAAGGTTTTCACTACTTTTGGTCCATTGATAAATTCAAGTTTCTTCTTGTAGTGTTCAATAGTTTTATCTATTGAGGTTTCGGCGGCTTCCATGGTTTCCCTTCTGGTTACGTCGATCCATCTTTCACAACATAAATCCTTTTTAGGATCACAGTCACAATCTGGATGCTTATACTCTGTTTGATAATAACCGTTTAGCAATTGTACTATACGCCAATTTGCTTTTTTAGCAATATGGTTCCATAGTTTTACTTGGTTATCGTCTTGTTGTGGTTGACTACTCCACGAATTAGTCTGGTAAAATAGTGTCATTGGTTTTGGTTTTTAATTATACACTGGTTATATGCGTTATGCATATTTGTATTATTACTTGTTTTAAGTGAAATTTACCTATTCTTCTTCGTCTTCTACTACTGGCGGTACCGGCGGTACTGGGTTTTGCCACGTAAAGTATAAATCTTCATTTACTGGTGTAATCTCAGATTGAATAGTTGCAGCTATGCTAGCTTGCATTGCAGGTACGTCTAGCGATCCTTCTAACCATCCGATAACTACAGCTTCAAAAGCTTCTGTATCTTCGTAAGGTACGAAAGGATCTCCAGCTACGTACGTGTAACTTTGCGTTCCAATGCTAGTTGATGAATAAGTTTTTCCTCCAGATTCTTCAGAACCTGTGTATGTGTAATGTACTGTGTATATCACGTTGTCTTCACCTTCTGCTTGAATGTGAGCATTCATTTGCGGTATATACCACTTGTAAGTAATTGCCATAATTTTAGTTTTCTAATTTAGTTATTCTTGTTTTTAAATCTTGTATCATTTCTTGCTGTTCTTGCATTGCTTTTAAAAGTATAGGTACTAGCACGGAATATTTTACTGATTTATAAATTCCACCTTCTTCACCGTTTAAATCCGGCTGCTTATCTTCTTTTACTAAGCCTGGGAAAACTTCTTCTAATTCCTGTGCTACAACTCCAATTTGTTTTAAATCTTCACCTATAAAATTAAAGTTCTTAACTTTAACTTTCATTATATCATCTAGCTTTGGAGTCGCATCTATTATATTTTCTTTTAACCTACTATCTGATATTTGACCATAAGAATTGTTTTTATTTCTAAGATCACCATCTCTTTCTATTATACATGTATTTGTTTGACCACCAGAACCATTTCCAGCTTCACAAACTAAATTATACCACGCGTCGGAAGAATTATAAGCTTTAGTTGCATATATCAACATTTGAGAAACTGAAGTACTTGGATGAGCTTGTAGTTTAAAAGGAACTCCGTTACTAGCTATTGCTGTTAAATGCAATGTAGCACTTGGGCTTGGTTCGTTTATTCCAACTTCACCAGAGGCATCAATAAACATTCTCTCGGTTCCATTGTTAGTACTAAAAGCTAAATGGCCTCCTGTAGTACTTCCCCCTCTATAATAATTTATACCTGCGTTTTCAGTTAAACCATAATAAAGACTTTGTTGAAATATAGGCGTTGTTTGGCTTGAAGAATTAGTACCTACTTTAGTAGA